TACCCTGTACCAGCTCCAACTCGGTGATCTTGTCGGCCAATGTGTACTCAGCCTTCTTTTGAGGCAACATGCGCACGCGCATTTGCTCTTCAAGTGTCAAATCGCGCTTAAGAACAGAAGTCCACTGAGCCACGTTCTGCTCTTGCTCTTTGACCTGTTTCTCAGATTTGTACTTGTCAACTGCCACATCCATGGTGAGTTGACGAGTTGTGTCAGAGTTGAGCATGCCGCCGATTGCGGGGTCTTTAAGCAGCTTTTCGGCTTCTGTAAAGTTGCCGCGCTGAAGCAATCCACGGATGGCACCATCGGCAATTCGGGAACGGCCAATCTTGCGGAACTGATCCATTTGATCTTTGCTGACAGCGCCTTGCAACTTGTCCAAATCTACGTCAAATGCTGCAAATGCATTGGTCATCTGGTCAGGTGCTAAACCTGCTGTGATAGCGTACTTATTGGCAGCATTGTCAGCGGCCTCACCAATCATGGTGTACTGCGCCTTGATCTGAGCGCCCATGGCCGTCTTGGTGTACTGACCAGCTTGGTTCTCAAGCTGCGCACGAAGCTCGGCGCGGCTGGCAGAACTGCCCTTGTGCTGGTTGAGCACTTGGTCCATACGCTGGCGCAGAGCACTCGAGTATTTGTCCACGGTGTCTTTGCTGGCGATGCTACCGTCGGCCTGCACAGCCTCGAGGTCGGTCACTGCGGTCTGGTCAAACGAGTTGAGCAACTGGACACGGTCAATGACCTCTTGGCGACGCTGGGTGGCCACGCCGATGTCTGTCAAGGTTGCGCCCATGTCTGCAACGGCTTGGCCAATACCGGCACCCATTGCTTCAGGGGATACTTGACCGCCCTGTGGGCGCGATTGCACTTCGTAAATAGGAAGTTTTGCCATTGTGTGTCCTTACATGACTCGGCTTAGGCCAGACATCAGCGATGTACCGGCACGGAAATAGGATTCGGTTCGTGCAGCTTTGCCGCGCATGAGCATTGCCTGCGCTTGACGACTGCCAGACCATTGTGCGTTGAGCGCATCGATCTCGGCATTGGCTGCGGATTCGGTGATTGCCAAAAGAGGGGTGCCTTCGGATGTGGCACCGGACTTGGCGATGCTGGCACGCAGTGCGCCCATTTGCTGCTTGGCTTGAGCGCGGCGGCGGGTTTCTTCGGCTTGCGCCTCGATCATCGAGGTTTGGGCGTTGTAATCGGCAGCGTCTGATGTGGCTTGACCGGCTTTGATTGCACCTGCGATGCCAAGCCCTGTGCCGACTGTGGCCAGTGTGGTACCCAGTCCAAATGCCCCGGCTGATCCAAACAGACCAGCAGTGGCTGCTGTTGTTGCGGTAGCTGCCGTGCCAAAAGCCAAAGGTGCTATAAAAGCCATTATGTGATCCTCGCGTAGAGCTTCATGTCTGCCCCGTCTGGACGGTATGCTCGCATCAACCCTTCAAATTCAAACCCCAGCATCTTCATCCAGCGGTCCCCTGCGTCAAACCCCACATCCACTGTGGCCTCAACCCGTCGAAACCCTGCAATATCCAGAAACCTGTTGACAGCTCTGTGGATTTTGTGAAAATGCCTGCCCGCTGATTCCGACATCAAAACCAACGCCATTGCCCGATTCTCCCACTGTGGAGCCACTACGGCAATCCCCAAAATCTCACCATTATCATCGAATGACCACGCCAGCCCGGCTGTGGACAACTCGGTCAGGTCGGCTGTAATCTCAGGTGCCCCGTACATGTAGGACTGGGCTTGTTGGATTTGGACCTTTTCCGTGTCACCTTTTTGCCAAGGTCTAACGATCATAGGTGTGAACTTGAGGCATCAATGCGACAAGTGTACACGGCAGCGGCAGTCGATGCTGAATTGTGATTTGGGGTGAATTTTGGTATTCGCCGGGCCATGGCAGGATCGAGGTGTCGCCTGTGAACAGCGGCACACTTTCGTCCATCAAATCGCCAGTGCGTCGGGGGTGGTATTCGTCCATGACGGTCTCGCTGGGGCCGTACCACAGACCAGCGCCTGTCTCGTACAAGCGCATGACCAGATTGTGGATTCGCATGGTTTTACCCTGCGCCACGCCGTCTTGTGCACCTGCCTCCAGCGGCATCGTCTTGATGGTGGCGGTGTAACCCAGACCCACCACCACAACAGAGCCTTCGCGGTTCAGTGTGATCTCGCCACTGTTTACAGTGCGGGTGGGGTGAACTGAACCGTCGACCAGCACGGACACTTCCTCACCCTCGAGGTGATCAAGGCCGGTGATGGTGGTCACAGGGCTGCCGTCATAGGTCAAGCCGCAGTCGACATAGAACGCCTCGTTACCGGTCAAGTATTTTTCCAAATACTCGATGTACCGCACGGTGCTGCCGTCCACGGTGCGCTTGACCACCATGAACAGCACGTCTTGGTCGCCGTCCCAGTGAGGGACAGTCACCACGGATTCGACTTCACCGCCGACATCCTGCTCATGCCAGCCCACGACATCTTCAGCACGCTCATAGGTCATGCCAGTGAGGGTGCCGTCAGCGCGAGGTGCCCAAACGATCTGGTTTGGTTCCTGCTGATATGCCAAGTCAATAAAACCGGTGTCGCTGATGTGCTCGGCCAACACGTTCATGTTGGGCGCAACAAACGAGTCAGTCTCGAAGTTGTAGACGTACTCGCGCAACTTGCGGCCAGCACGCTGCACGAACAAAATGGAGCTGGCCACGCGCAAGGGGCGAATGTTGGCAGCGTTGCCATAGGTCGTCTGCGGCGTGATCTTGACGTTTGTCGGTGTCACGGGGTCGCTGATCGAGCTGGCGCTGAGTGTGAACTCGCCTGCGGATGTGCCGATGGCCAACACCTTGCTGGGACTGAGCCACTGGATCGTGTTCATGTCCTGCGTGTTGATGGTGTAGTTCAGCGCATCGTCGTCGTTGGTTCCGTACTGGTGGTTCTCGTAGTCACCACTGGTGGAGGCCCACAGGGTCTGTGGTCGCCATGCCGAGCCGCCAAACCACAAACGGTCCTCGTAGAAGGTGACGGAGCGAGGGTAACCACGGCGGCTGGACCACGAGCCCTCGGCCCACTTTTTGGTGGCCGATGTGGCACTGGCAGGCAACCGGTCAATGACAGTCGCGCTGACCTGTGTGCCGCTGGTGTATGCGGTCACTTGAGCATAACCTGCACCGCTGTGACGGAACACCCAGCTCACAGTGCCATCGCTCTCAGTGCCCTCGGTGTGAATCGGAGGACGTGAGCCGGTGGTGCCGGTGCTGCTGGCTTCGTACAGGTTGCCGTCGTAGTGACGGAATGCGCCAGAACTGACCGACGCACCTGTGGTCCACTGGTCGTACTTGGACTCGATGACTTCGGAGAACTTGAAGTACGAGCCAACATCGCCAGACACAAAGGTGGATGTCGATGCGGTGATCGTGATGCTGCCTGTAACAGCGGATGCAGTCATTGTGACAGCACTCACGTTCTCATCGGTGAATGGTGGCCAGTCGAATGTGACCGCAGTCATTGTCCAACTGGTCGCGCCAAGGCGAGCCAGCTTGTACGGCGGGTAACTGGGGTGCGAGATGTAGATCACGTCTGCCGACTGGGCATAGTCCAAGTCAGCCAACTCGGTGCTGGCATATGGGCTAGAGATCTCATAAGGTGAGCCACCACTGAGCACCACGCCGCCATCGGCGTAGAACCGGATGTAGTTGTGGCCAATCTCGATGACGTAGGCCTGCTCGGTGCTGTACTCGAAGGGGATCAGGCGCACTGCCTTGGTCGAGTCTTTGACCTCGCGGACAAATCGGGTGCCCGGGCGCTTGCGTGCAGGGCCGTGGATCTGAGGGAAGAAGTTGGTCATGGTATCGCAACCATTGCGATACTTTTCAAGGTCTGCGCGGCCCTTCAGTTGCGGGGAAAGTTCCCCGGCATTGAAGGAATTTTGCATCGGGGATGCTTTTGCCATGTCAGTACCTCACCGAGATCCACTCGTCTTCTTCAAACTGCTGTGGTGGGTTTTCTTGTCCGTCGACACCCTTGGCATCGATCTTGGACTGCTTGTACTCTTCCCACAGCTCACCTTTTTTAGTGCTGCTTTGGGTCAACGATTCGCACAGCTCAAAAGCCAAGCGCACCGCCACGGCATTGACAAAACTGTGATCGTATTCGTTGGGGTCGGTCACCTTGCGGATGTGCCGAATGTAAAGAATCGCATCGTTGGCCAAGATGTGGCCAGACTCGACTTGATACTCAGCCGTTGACAGATCGCGCACTTCCAAAAGGCGCAAGTTGTCAGAAGGCAGGGGGAATTTGTATGTGAAGCCCCATGAGGGTGCTTCTGTGGATGCGGCCAAGGATGTGCGCTTGACGGCAAAGTTCCACGGGTGGTCTCTCAAGACCTCATCACGAACCATGCCCCAATTTCGATTGCAGAGGTTGGCCGCTTTCGTGCCATCTTCGAGGCTGGTGATGGGACCATGGCCCAGTTTATCCAGAGCCTTGTTACAGATGTCGACGACGCTTGGCATTGGAGCACCCCTGAAAAATCAAAAGCAGGGGGCCGAGACCCCCTGCTTAAACCCTAAAAATTAGGGAGCCGAGAAGTACAGATCAACGATTGCTGTACCAGAGCTTGGGAGAGCTGCGGTACCAACAGTCAAAATCACTGTTTCTTCAGCGGTCAATGCGCTGTCGTCCACAGCAGTCGACACACCAAACAATGTTGGAGCGGCGGCAGTGAACACAGCAGCAGCACGATACTTACCAGCAGAAGCGGCAGTACCGATAGCCACAGTGGCAGATGCACCCAAGGTTGCAGAAGCGTTGATCACACCGTATGCGAAGGCGTGGCCAGCGGGGACCTTTGCCAACACAACAGTGTCACCAGATGCTTGAGAAGCCAAGGTGATGGTAGCGCGGAAGCGGCGCACACGGCCACCGACAACGCCACCGTTTGCCATGGTAGTAGGAGTGGTCGATTGACCAGAGATTTCACTTGCGTAAGTTTCAGCCATTTCGTTCTCCTATTACTCAGCGCACAAGATTTCGACGACTTTCTTCTCTTCGGTACGTGTGGCACCAAAGGTACCCTTGACGTACACCTGAGTCGAATACGACTTGTCGGCGCGTTGGTCGATGCGGGAATTGATGTCATTCCACATGCCCAAATGCAAACCAGACTTAGCCCAAGCGATCACTCGG